ATTAAGGAAAGATGTTTAACTACATTCAAAAGTTATCAAAGGTTTTCACCCTTTCGCCTTTTATTTATTTAGTGCATCAATTCGTTTGCGTTGACGCACAAACACGAATAACTCCAAAGCGTTGGAGTGGCGAAAGGGTGAAAACCTTTGATAACTTTTGAATGTAGTTAAACATCTTTCCTTAATTGCGCAATTAATCTGAACATCTTAAATTAAAAGTGCCATGCCAGCAGCAACCAGTTCAGGGTTGTCTTTGGCAAACTTGGCGATGCTTTTGGCACCACCAAGTGCGGCACTTTTGATTCTCTTAAGTATGTGCTTATCGTTGGAGGAAACTAACGGGATCTGCATACGGAGATAATAAAGGAGCGGAGAGACATCGGTGATTGGTTTTTGAATCTCTAGAGCATATGATTGATCAGTGGTAAAGAAGTTCACAACGAAATACACTTGAATGCGTACAGGTTGATCTGCTTCCTTACCAGTGATACCAAAATATCCAGTAGGAACTCGCGAATTATCACGTCTGTCCAACGATAGGGCCTCCAAATCATCGGGTATGTAGTGCCAGTGACCACCACCTTCAGCTTGGCCTTGTGAACTAAGGCGACCCCTATATACATCATAGGGTTGTGAAGATACAACATCATACCACGTTGTGGTAGGTTCCAACAGTTGTTCGGAATTACAAACAGCAATACTACCAGCATTGTCTAGCGAGGACCCCTCATAGGTTACTAGACAATCCATGGCGACAATTTGAAACTTGTCTGAAATATTACTTAAGTGATCCCAATCAGGAGCAAAGACATCCATAGTGAATTGATCAGCGGTGGCGTTCCCAGTACCAGTAGTGCCACTTTGAAACGCTAGACCATATCCATATTTGACTGTCATTGGTCCACCTGAAGGACTGTTCCCACGAAGTGACGTGAGGCTGTAACGCATATACGTGCTACCATAATTGAAATTTGCAGAAGTCACGCTAATTCCCTTATTTCCACCCACAAGAACTGTTTGGAGTGTGGTCCATGAGGAGCCGTCCCAAGCATCGAAATGTACAGAATTTTGGGCTTCGACAGCTGCACCACCAAGTAAATTGATGTTCAATTGTAGAATGGCTCCGGATGCGGAGGTAAGAGGAATAGACGGACGTCCACCAATTTCAGTGGAATGCATTACGGTAGGAGTATTGGTGTCCAAATCGAGAGGAATGTAGAGACCATTGCCGCCAGAGTTACCGTCTGCTCGACCAACAATGGGCAAAGCTGATTCCAGACGGGTACCAGTGGAGGAAATTTGGATCGGTTCATCAACATCAGGTTTAACAACAATGCCGAAAGACTCGGTGCCGACACCTGAGACGCTGGTCACATACTTATACTTAGCACAGGCCGCTCGCGCGGGTACTGGACTAGGATGTACGATGGGATCAACACCTCCAGGATCAACATAGGATTCAGCAAGTTTGGTTAAATAATGATTAGACAAATCTTTCTTATTGGCTCTGACATCTCGGGCGATGACAGGTGCAGCAGCTTTCTTCGCTGCTTTTCCAGAAGACATTAGATTAACGGGATTAAGATTAGTGAAACGCTAACTCGAAAGTTAAAAATTTTGTTTCGTTCCCCAGAACGTGACCTTGCTTGGTCATGATGGTCAGATTACGTCTGACCCACGTGTTGAATGAAAGGAATACAACAATACCTAGTTTACCAACCACGGTTGAACATATTGGTGGGTTCAAATCACCAGGAGGTTGAAAGGCCCTCCCAGCCTGAGTCTCTACACACCAGAGACTCAAGGAGCAGGAATTTTCGTTTACGAAAACGCGAGTAAAACCGTCTATACAGACAACGGACTATCGGTAACTTGATAGACAAAGCCATCTATTTAACGTGGGTTGTCCACGAATCAGTTTAGTGTGTTGATTAGCACAGCACTCTCTTAGTGTAAATTTCCCTCTTTATCATAGTGAGGGTACTTACACTTGGAGCGACTACATTTGCCATTTGCAAAATCATTACAGAAAGTGACATGTCCAAAACGACATTTCGATCCCTGCTTACAACCACCTCTAATATGGAACCGACAGATCGTCGGAACCACTACAGATCTCTTTGGTGGTCGCGGGGCCATAGGGGGCCCACGAAGTTCATTGTCAACGGTGACTGGAAAATTAGGTTCTTCATCCATTTCAATCTTCCCTAGAGTCGGAAAATCTGAAATGCGGGTGGCTTTTGCTAGATCATCTAACCACACTTGAACTCGGTCGGGACCAAATCCAATAGCAGCTAGTTCTTCAAAAACACATTCAACTGATTCTTGCATTGGCGGTGATGGGTAAATAGCTTGGGGACGGGCGGCCATGAACTTATGGGCGTTGACACGAGTGCCATCACCAATATTTGCCATTTCTACCCAGGGTCTGCTATCCACAATATCGAGTTTCCCCGATCCAATCACCACCATGATACGTTCAGCCAATTCCCGGAGAATCGGTGTTTGACAGTCGGTTACCCACAATGACACAGCTTTACGCCATGCCATCGTGTCCAACGACGCTTGTGCAGAATGTGTAGCAGTGTAATGGAATTTCCTTAAACATCTGACTGGATCACTGATGGAACCGTGGTGAGACCATGGATCAGTGTAAAACCTTCCTAAGAAGTCAACACGATCGTCAGGTCTTGCAATTTTGGCTTTGAGCACCATTTGTAAATCACGGGCTACACGGTCAGCCACATCAGCGTCAGGATAAGGAGAAATGCCATCATCACCACCGTAGATTCCTAGGGCAGCACAGGCTTCTTCATGGGTCATACCGCATTCGCGAAACACGCAGTATGAATGAAAAGCGTTTAGTAATGTGTTGGAAACAGAAGTTTTTCCGGAGCCGCTGTTCTGAGAGGTACCGTTATTATAACAGACTTTAAAGAACGTGCGACAGACTCTGTCGATCAATGAAAGTTCAAGAAATTCAATATCTTGATGGTAAATAGGATTAAACGCCGCTTGGAACACCGCAATATCAAAATTACGGAGAAAGGCGTTTTGGGTACCATCAAATTTAGAGAAATCCGTTAAACAAACACGGACGACAGCGACACAGATTTCATGTACGCGGTCAGCAATAGCTTCAGGGGACATGCCAAAGGCATACCAATTACAATGCTCTTTTAAATATTCGCATAATGGTAAAACATAACGCAGGGAATTAACCACCTGACGTTTGTCAACATTACTGATATTTCTGGGAGCTTTGGGTAAAGGGTAAGCCTCAGCCTTTTGGAAACTTTTGAATTGCAAAATCTCTTCAATGAGATCCATGTTACAGTCGTTGGAAGCATTCTCCATAAGCCTTCGTTTCTCACCACGAACATGTTCGATGACACGTTCGGCAGTCCATGGAACAAGGGTATGTCCATGACTGCCAAACAGTTCACGAATAAAATCGCTGCGATAGCCAAAGTACTTATGGGGAATAGCTGTAAACACGGGTCGAATCTCATCAATTCGCTTTTGAATACAACAGATGTCAGACGACAAACTGCTGGCCGGAATGAAAGCTCCATCAATACAAGGGGGCATAAAGAAAGTACCTTTAGCTACAACCTTGTCTGAATCTTCCACATCACTATACTCAGGTTTAAAAATCCTAAGTTGACCTCCCACGCGCACGGGAGGAATATAAGACACGCCACTTAATGACTCAAGACAATCTTGAAGAGCATAGGGCATGGGGTGTGTCGAACCTGTTAATCGTTCAATGGTAGCTAGAGATAGCTTGACTTTCTTTGAGCCGTTCATAGCGCTCATAAGATTGTCATATTGGCCTGCTGGCAAGTCAAAAACAGAAGAGGTACCCGCTTTGTGTATGGAGACCTGGGGTTCGTCTCCATTCAAAGGTAGCATGTTCACGCCATTAACAGAATTGACTGTTAATCTAGACAGGGTTGCACTGGACGAAATAAATCTCATCATGGCAGACACAGTCTTAGGAACGTGAACACGGGGCAAAAGGACCACAATCGCTCGATTGGGACTTACTCGTAATGTTAAAACATTGGCTAAACAGACATCTCTAGTTTCGAGCCCAAAGAGACGAAAGAACCAAGAAATCGAACGCTCACGATAAGAGAGCTTTTCCTCGGCTACAGGAATTGTGACATCATCAAGACGCCAATCCCAGAGGTGATCACGATATACGTTACCACCAGCAACACCATTCACAAAGACACCTTCATCGAAATGAAAGAAGGATTCTCCGAACAATGCTACCGTTTCAGGCATGTGGGTATACATGACGATGGGGACAGAGTGAGTTGTTAATCTGCTCAATTCACCAAAACTAAGATGATAATCACCATCAATAATTTTGATACCATGACCAGGAAGACACGGCGTGTTAGAAGCGGGTCGATTCATATCTCGGCATTTACGATACTGAGATTGACCTTCGATACCTCGAAATGTGTCCTTAGAACTTAGAAAAGGGGTCCAAATTGAAAGATCACATTCACTGAGATAGTTATTACAAAAGTTGTCTGCATAACTACGCTCAGCGGCTTCACGCGCATGGGGATTATCAATATGCTCGTGTGGCTTGTAAGACTCAGTTTTCGGATCAAGAAACTTACGTCTATAACTGCTGAATTTGGGATTAGCAACAGTACTACGACTGATATATTCTGAGATTAAGGGACGGATCTCACTTGTTTCAACAAGACCGGTGCCAACAGCACCCAGAATAACCAGGGTAGAAACCCGAGAGGGTTCACCAAGCACACGTCGATTAACATCGTTCCGCGCGGCTTCACAGACTAGAAGACTAGTCACTCCTGCCACAATTGGTACAATCATACCAGTGACACAGTAGTTGAACATTGAGTTCGAACTAGCAACGACTTGTTGCGCAATAGCCTCACCGCTTGGTGGAGCTGCAAAAACAT